AGCTACTGACCGTCCAGATCGGCAACGGTGCCCAAGGGCAGAACGGCGTCGATGCGATCTTCGAGGTGCTCACGCTTTCGGGATCCGCCGTCGCAACGGTGGCGCTTCAGGGGACTCCGGTCCCTGGGAACTACGAGGAGACTCCGTCGAACGATGCGCTGACGGTCGCGGACGTCGCCGGCACGGGCTGCGTTCTCACGGTCAGCTACCAGGACGCGGTGGATCAAGATCAGGTGGTCGTTCTCAGCGGCGATCCTGGATCGGGGTTCGCTGTTCAGTACGTCGCCATCGAGACCTACCAGGAGGTCGATCAGTTCCTCCAGACAGAGACCTGCTACAACTGGGCGTTCTTCGGACTCGAGTCCTAGAACCCGGTGCTGCCGTTGTTCCAGCAATCCAACCACTCGATCGGTCACGACCCCGACGATCCCGATGGTCTCTTCCTGGCGCGGTCGGTGCCGAACATCCCGCTGAAGGTCGAGGAAGGCGGCACGCCGACGTACCCGCTCGAGTTCTATTTCTCGATCACTGGTCGGCGGATTCTGGGAGTGGTCGAGGTGACAGATTCGACACCGATCTACCACTACCCATCCTTCTACATCGGCTATCACAACCAGGCTGGCAGCCGTCTCGAGTACCCGTACCCGCTCTACATCGGCGCTGCGTCCTGGCGGGCGAAGGCTCACTACGCTGAGACGGACGCATTCATCGGCGGGCTCATGACCGCTTACGGATACAACCTCGGTGACGCAGACAGCGACGGGCAGTCGAGTGCGTACTTCTACGACTCGGGCAACAAGAAGTGGTACGCGGCGATGAACTTCGAGGTCGATGACGGAGGCACGGCAATCGACGATCAAGCCGTCTTGCATCGACATGGGATCTATCCGTTGCTGGCTCCGTACAACCAAGAGGACGACGAAACTGAAAACAAGTTGGACGTCTTCGGCAGCAACGTGACAGCTGCGCTGGAATGGGTTGATGAGCTTATCGACCGCCAACTTCCGACAACTCCAGACGTTCAGCTGCTTCCGACACCGAACGGTGCCGATGGCGACTATCTTCTGGTTCCGTTGACGTTGGTCGCCAAGTGGATTGATAACGGTGGCCCAGGAGCAGCAACGCAGCTCCGAGACATCATGGGCGAGCTGGACTCCTGCTACTGGATCGCCGCCTACCCTGTCGGCGAGGTCAACACCCTGGACACCTTCTTGAACGGGGACGCGAGGTATCGGGTCTTCCAGAACGGCAACCGAACCGAAGCGACTCGGTCCTTCATGGTGATCCGCGAGGAGTAGATCATGGCTTACGCAACAGGACAGTACACCACCGCCGAAGGGCTCCTCGTCGCGCTCGGCATCTTCGCCAACACTCACGGGTGGACGATCGACGACACTGCTGGCGCGAGCGCGGACAAGTTCGCGCTTCACAAGAACTCCTGCTACGTCTCTTCCGCTACGACTCCAGCGATACGACCGGCGTTCAGATCGTCTCCGTCCACCAGGCGACTGGCCATACACCCGGTGAGCTTCCCGGTGACCACCCGAACGATTCGGGCAACGGCTGGAACACTGACAGCGATGTTATCTGGACGGACCTCGACGGCGAGCGGCACGTCGACCTCGGTCTCTCTCCCGATGAGCTGCCCAACACGTACTACTTCTTCGAGGACGACACCGCCGGGGTCTACTACATCCACATCGTCATCGTTCGGGCCAACGGACATCACCGACACTTCGGGTTCGGGTTCATCGAGAAGCACGGGACGTGGACTGGTGGCGAGTACGCATACGGTCATCTCGTCCATCTGTCGGGGATTGGCGTTGGCTACGCGTTGAATTCAGCATATCACTACTGCCTCCTCGATGGACGCTACACGGGGCTTTCGTCGTTCACCCGGATGTACGCAACGATGCGACTCGTCAGCTTCCCCGACGAGGATCCGCTATCGTTCTGGGCTGAGATTCTTGCGGCAACGGAACCCGACACAGCTACGGACTCGAACGGCAACCCGAAGTTCCGAGTACAGGGCGGCTACCGAGCTGGCCCGGCGATGAACTCGCTCGGCAACTTCAACGTCGGCAGGAAGAACGCCTTCGTCAACTTGATCCCGATCCACCTCTGGGCGTACTACGAGCAAGTTTCACTCGCGGACAAGACGTACTACCTCGGCCACACTCCGGACATGCGTGGCGTCATCCTCGACGGGATCGACGCGGGCGAAGAGGTCACTGTCGGAACAGAGACGTGGGTCTGTTTCCCGTCTGTGAGGAAATCGGAGTCGAACTACGACTCATCGCTCTATCAGGGCATCGCCTACAGGAAGGAGGTCTTGTAGCAGATGGTTGGCATCGCTGACGACGCAGTTGGAACCCTGCCCAGCCCCTTCGACGCTGATGGGGTGAAGACTGCTCATTGGCGGCAACTGGTCAACCTGGAGAACGTGCGTGAAATCAAGGAGTTCTGGGACTGGGACGTAGCTCCTGGTGCGTTGGGGCTTCCTCCGCTGGTCGCGTCCGATTTCGTCGTGGTGACGCCGACACCGACGATCCTCTACGCGCTGCACGAGGGCTTCGTTCGCGACGAGTCGTCGGGGACTGATACGTTCTTCGAAGACGTTCACGTCGTTCCGAAGCTCCTGGATCTCGGATTCATCTCTCAGGAGACAGCCATCCAGATCGAGGTCTTCAACGCGTATCGGCGCACGCCTCAGACGCTCGACGCATGGACGAACAACGACGGGCCGGGTATCGATGTGACCGGGCTGCCGACGCTGCCTCACGAATACGAGCGGTTCAACGGGTCGGGGTACGATGTGTTCGTCGAGCTGACCTTGAACGGCGATCCGCTGGTCAACACCACGCTCGACTTCGACTGGGACACCGTCGGCACAGATGTCGTCAAGCTGATCTTCTCGCGGCTCGTACCGCTGGCCACGACGCGCAGCGGGCTCCTCATCCCGGAGGCTCACCATTCAGAAAAGCTGGCGTTCCTGACGGACATCCTGGAGAAATCCACGGGCAAGGAACAGCGGATCGCGCTGAGGAAGAACCCTCGTCAGAATTTCGGCCACACCTACAAGGTCCCCGGCGAGTTCAGCGGCTCAGAGGTCGACATCCTCATAGCGGACAGCCAACACCTCAGCTGGGCTGTTGGGGTCTGGGCGGAAGAGGTGCGCGTCACATCACAGGTGAGCGCCGGCGCTACGGTCATCGATGTCGTGGAGACTGCGTACGAGGACTTCCGGGTGGGGTCTGCAGCTGCGATCTACGTCGAGGACGAGTACTACGACATGAGGGGGATCGAAGCGATCACGGCAACGACGATCACGTTCACCACCGGCGTCGATAACGCATATCCCGTTGGAGCGTATGTTGTTCCCATCAGGGCGTCTCGGATCACCCAAGCGATCTCTGGCGCGAGGTACTCGCGGAACCTGTCCGAGCTGAGCATCTCCTTCGAGACGAAGGACAACGACATCGACATCGCGTCGACAGCTGCGTTCAACACCTACAACGGGAAGGTGCTCCTGGACGACTACAACTTCCTGCGTGGCACGTCACCGTCAGGATTTGCACGCAGGTTCGTGGTCATCGACAACGAGGTCGGGGTGCTCCAGACGGAGTCGCCTTGGCTGATGTCGAAGCTGACCATGCAGAAGGTGTTCATGACGAAGACGAACCGGGCGCGATGGGAAGTGCGACAGCTCCTCCACGCGCTCAGGGGAATGCAGATCAGCTTCTACTTGCCGTCGTTCCGTGACGATCTCGAGGTGACGCAGTCGATCGCCAAGGGTAGCGATCGGCTCAGGATCATTTACGTGGGGTACACGAACCACGCGCTCGGCAACCCCCGGTGGGACGTGATCCGAATGACGCTGGCTGACGGCACGCAATACATCCGCCAGATCACCGGATCGTTCAAGATCACAGGAGACGCGGAGGAGGAGCTGACCGTGGACGCTGAATGGGAGGACGCTTACACCGGTGTCGACATCGACGTGGACGACATCGAGCGCGTCGAGTTCGTCAACCTGGTTCGCTTCGATAGCGACGAGATCACATTCACCTACGAGCGTGGTTCGCGAGCTACCCGGATTGCTGCACCGGTGAAGTTGGTGCTGGAATGACCTACGACGAATACGAGATCAGCCCGGAGTCCGGGCGTCCGGTTGAGCTGTTCGTTTTCACGATCGCCGGCAGCACATACCGCTACACATCCGCCGAAGACGACGTGGTCGTAGACTCGGACACCTACGAGGCTACAGCGATCAGCCGTGGCAACTCGGGCGACGGCGCAGCAAAGCGGGACGGGTCGTTCGAGATCGAGCTGCCAGCATCGAACGAGGTCGCGCAGCTCTACGTCAACATCATCCCCGGTGCACGGGTGAGAATCGAGGTGACGCGGTACCACCGTGACGATACGCCGACTCCCGATCTCGTCGAGATCTTCTCCGGCTTCGTGGAGGCTGTGGACTTCATCGACGATGGGTACAAGGCGAAGATGCGTGCGCGGTCCGCGCTGGCGGGTCTGAGCCGGATGATGCCGCGCTACGGGTACCAGAGCCAGTGCAACCACGTCTTGTTCGATGCGGACTGCAAGATCAGCGAGACGGCTTCGGCGTACAGGTTGCTGGACACCATCGTCACGTCTGCGGACACTCGCTTCCTCACCATCGCAGCGGCTGCGCTCTTCGTAGATGGCTGGTTCACTGGTGGTTTCGTAGAGGAAGCTGGCAGCACGGACTTCCGGCTGGTCCTCTCGCACGTCGGCGATCAAATCGAGATGATGCTTCCCTTCGTCGAGACCCCGCTCACGGTCACGCTCTACGCCGGCTGCGCCCACACTGTTGGGGTCTGCAAGTCGAAGTTCGATAACGTGATCAACTACGGTGGCTTCGCTTGGGTGCCCACCCGTAACCCCTTCGAGTCGGGGATCTGACATGCCCTTCTGGTTTACGCTCCTGCTCTTCGTCGCGATGACGGTTCTCAGCGAGCTGATCCGTCCGAAGCCTCAATTCGAAGACGCCAAGCCCGCCGGCATCGGAGACTTCCAGTTCCCCACCGCTACCGAGGCCCGGCGCATCCCGTTGCTGTGGGGCACGGTTCAGATCAAGGGTCCGAACGTCGTCTGGTACGGCGACCTCAAGATCGTTGCAATCACAGAGACGGTGCGCACGGGCTGGTTCTCCAAGAAGACCTTCATCAAGGGCTACAAGTATTACATCGGAATCCAGTTCGCGCTCTGTCGTGGGCCGATCGACTCGATCACTGGGCTCTGGATCGACACCGATCGTGTGTACACCGGGACGCTCACCGACGGCAACACGGCAACGGTCGACGAACCCGACATCTTCGGTGGTGCCGACCTCGGCCAGGGGGGGCACCTGGGGACATTCCTGCTGCACGCTGGGTCGTTGACCCAAGCCGTCTCAACCTACCTGTCCGCCTTCCAACTCGAAGGTGGCGACACCCCTGCGTACACAGGGACTTGCTACCTCGCACCGCACGAGGAGGCTCCATACGTCGGCAACGGCACGAATATCAAGCCGTGGCGGTGCGAGGTCGTGAGGATCACCAACTGCAACGGGCTGGGGCTCGCTGACCCGACGGTCAACACAGACGACGCGAACCCGAT